CCGCCTCTGCAAAATCTACGGCACGGATCGTTTCGAGGAATGTTTTCCCGGCTCGAATCCGAAACTGCCTATCACTTTTGCGGAGATCGACATCAAGAACACTGAGACGCTCGAACCCACTTCGGGTAAGCTGCATGAAATCCCGCCGCTGTCTACACTTGCTTCTGGCGACGATGGCAGCGATATTGAATTGCCGAGTGCAGCCGAGGCTGCCTTGAAGGCGAAGGTTGCCGAACTGGAGAAACAGTTGGCAGCTAAGAACGAGGACGTAAAGAAGTCCGACGGTAAAGGCAAGTAACATGGCGCGTCACACCCCATTGTCAACCTTGGTAACGATGCTCAAAGCGCAGCTAGGCCAGAGCCTGACTGTCGGCACGAGCAGCGATGCAATCTACAAACAGTTGCTCGCGGACAAACAGAAATGGCTGGCCGGTGAATACGATTGGCCGTTTCTTGAAGACCGCTTTGATGTCACTGTTCCCGGCCAAGGCCGATACATCGCGTTTCCCACGGCTGACGTGGGGGGTGGCGCAGTCTCTACGGCGATGAACCTCGAACGCCCATATCGGGCGGAGGTATTCTGGAACAACAAGTGGTCGGAACTTGAGTACGGCATCGGCGCGGAAGAGTTCAACTATCTCAATTCCGACCAACCAGGCAACATCCAAGACCCCATCCAACGCTGGCGTTGGGCTGGCGATGTGAAGTATGATGAATCCTACTTCGAGGTTTGGCCGATGCCATCGACTTCGCAGACCGTCCGCTTCACCGGCCAACGCATCGTTGGGCCGCTTGTGGAGGACACCGATACCTGCGACCTAGACGACCAGCTTTTGACTCTCACAGTCGGCGCGGAACTTTCGCTTCGCGCCAAACACGCTGATGCACAACTCAAACAATCCCTTGCCACCGAACGGTTGAGGGCGGTTCGTGCCAGCTATCCGGGCAGACCTACTGGTTTTGTCTTCGGTAAAGGTGGGGAAGATCGAGACCGAAAACGTCTTGTCTCCATCGCAGTTGCAGGTAATCATTAAGGAAATTTATGCCAACGAGAACTATATCAACCTTGCAAAACAATCAGGTGCTTGACAATACGCACGGCTTAGTGTTGTCGTCGGGCGGCAAGGCCGTGAAGATTTTCAACATCGAGGGGTACGTCAACGGCGGTACGACTTCGACCAAGTATTACTTGCAGTTATTTGCGCGTACGGATTTCCCGTCCAACGGTGATGTGCCGTTGCGTTCATTGCAAGTGCTTGGTGCAAATGGTTTCACTTTCGCTTATCAACCCACTGGGTTGGATGCAATCACGTTGGGGACGGGCAGCGGTAATGATCTGACTTTCCCCAACAGCGGGGATTTGATCATCGTGGCAAGCAGCACCGAAGCTACGTTCACGGCGGTAGCGGCCAACGTGGATGTCAGCGTGGATATTGAGCAGTATGAGCAGGAGCAGCGGGGGTTGTTGCAGGTGGCCGATACTGCTGTCAACGAACTGAGCATCTGGTCAGATTCTGCGGCAAACTGCAAAAATCGTTTACATTCTGGAGTGTTCGTCAACACTGAAGCAATTGCCCGCTACATCATGTTGTTTGCGTATGCTTCTCCCGCCACCGGAGCAACGCCCATCTGCCAATGGACACTGCCTGCCAGCGGTACGGTGAATCTTAATTTCGGCGATAATGAATCTGTTTTTTCTGTCACTTCCGACGGAGTGAAACATTATGGCTGCTACTTCGAGATCAGCTCAACGTCCGGAACATTCACATCTGATGGTGCGGTAGACGTCACAATCAACTACTATTCCCAACAATGAAATACCTAATTGCGTTATTGATGACAGCTACCGCCTGCGTAGCTGGCCCATTAGCTGGTCCGTATCCTACTGGTGGCGGGAGTGGTGCTGGGTTTGATGGTAGCTATGGCGGCACGGCCACGTTTGGTGGTGTGACCAGCACCAACGACTTTGTCGGCAAAGCCAGACTGACATTGGGGACAACGCAAAGCGATGCCGCTTCTGGCGCATTTGCCGCTAACGGTATTGGCGTGTACAACACAGGCGATGCCCACGTTTGGGCATGGTCTATTGGCGTGTCTAACGCAACTCAAGATTTGCGTATCATCGAGCAGTATGTCGCTATGCATAAGAGCGCGGCAGACGCGACTCGTTTGGCAGCTTGTACCTACGGTTTGGACGGCGACGGCACGATGTTTTTTTCGCACAACAACAACTGGGCTGGGCTTTCTACTGGAACTGGAAATGCCATTTTTAAGTGGGTCAATAACCAAAGCACTTATCCTCATGCCAATCTCATGGCATCAACGAACGGCAATATGTGGATCAGCGGAAGTTACTACGGCGACGGTTCTCAATTGACTGGCATCTCTGCAGGTACGAGCGCAGTTGGTCTTCTTATTACCAACGGATTGTTATATGATTTGGATTTTGAGGCTGGTCTCATCAACAAGAAGACTTGGTTGATGGCGACCAATAATTCCAGCGCAAACAATCCATGCATCCTGACCAACGGCGTGTATGGAAATGCGGTGCATTTTGACGGCAACAACGACCTCAAGCTGCAACCCAATACCCGTACCCTGATGAACAGCAACTTCACCATGACGGCGTGGGTGAAAGGTTCTGCAGATCGTTGGATCTATGCCACCGGCCCAGCCGCCAATGGAACTGAAGTCATCTATGTCAGCACCGGCAATCTTCGTCTGTACGACTACACCAGCGCAACAGCATTGACCACCAGCGGCGGTACATTGTCTGATGGCAAGTGGCATTTCGTGGCCTGCACTCGCAACTTTGGAACAAACATCTCCATGATGGTCGACACCACTTGGACGAATTTCACTACTGGTTTTGCTTACAACTCGACGGCCAATACGCCCAAGTTGATGCACGATTACGGCGACACCGCGCACAAGTGCGAAATCGATAACTTCCAATATTACGATTACGCTTTGTCCCAGACAGACATACAGAACATCCGTGACGGCATTGCGTATTACAGCACAGCTACTACAGTCTACACCATTGCCACCACAGGCTGGACAAACACGACTACGGCCAACGCGCAAGTCAATTGGACTGGCACTGGCACAACGGCAACCATCAAAAATCCGGCCAACACAACGATGTACACAAGCGCATCCACCACCGGTGGCAGCTATGTGTTGCCTCCTGGCTGGGCGGTGACTCTTTCGGGAACTGGCGTGGCTGGCACTGCCTACTCCTTGAATAGGTGATACCGTGCATGGTAAACTAAAAAGAGGGGCATACAAGAAACCGACCATGAAGAACGACCACGATGTAGTCTTTGGGTTTTTGACTAGTGCAATCACGTTTATCGTGAGTCATTTCAATGCAATAATCGGTGGCTGCATCGGCGTGATATCGCTCGGCATAATGCTGTTACGCCTACGGCGTGAATGGAAACACCGCAACGACCCACCTGAATCATGAACGAAATACCCGGCCTCAACCTGTTGCCCGAAAAGATTCGCGGCCCAATCGCATTTGTACTTTTGATAAGCCCGTACATCACCCGAGCCTATCACGCCATCGTCAATGGTGGCGGCCTTCGTGGAGTGATCAACGCTATTTGGTTTGGCACTAATGTTCCAAAGGATAAACAATGAATCATGTCATCGCTTCGTTCTGTCTTGCAGTTCTGTTGGTTGGTTGTGCAGGGACTTCTGTGGGGGTCTCTGGTAATTCCGATAGTGTGTCTGCTTCTGTCGGTGTGCCTGTTGGCTCTGCTATTGTCACTGCTACTGGGCAGATCAACCCCCAAGACCCATCCCAATGGGAAGCGGGGATCGTCGTGGTATTCAAGTCACCGCCTTCCGCCGAGTCGTTGACCGCTTTGGCATCCGCCAATGCAGTAGTCGCCAACAACGACAACCAGAAGTTCTTTATCGCCCAAGCGCGTTCGCTCATCAAAGCTGACGCGGTGACGGCGGCGGTCACGGCCTGTTTGCATGACGGTGCATCCATCTACACCATCACAAAAATATGATCGATCACTCCCTTCATGTGGGATTGAATTCTGTAGACCCGGCCAGCTATAACAACTGGTCGGGTTTTTTGAATGCCTGCCACAACGATGCGGCTGGACTTGCCATCATGGCATCCCGCGTCGGCAGTACCGCATGGGGATTGAACACATCCGACACGGAAAAGAATCTACCAACCATCGCCAACTTCAAGGAGCAGGTCGCCACCTTGGCGGACATCACCAAGCCGGGGGAACTCGCCATGTTGTCTTACAGCGGCCATGGAGGTAGCGACCAGTGGGGTGAATCGCTTTGTTTGTACGACGGCCTGCTGTACGAGCATGAACTCCGCAGCCTGCTGGCAAAGTTCAAGGAGGGGACGCGGTGGATATTTGTGCTGGATAGCTGCCACTCGGGTGGGTTAGATCGGGGTTTCATGTCACCCGCCCACCGTGCCGCACCGAGAGCCGCGTTGCGCGTTCAGGACGCGCCGAAGGCGTGGCCGTTCTCCGAGGCCGTGATCCCGTCCTCCGGCGTCCTTCTATGTGCCTGCCAGCCCGCCGAGGTCGCCTACGACGGTGACCAGTTCGGGGCGTGGACAGGCTCGTTGCTCCGTGCTTGGCCGGACGGTACAATCGGCCATACCGCGCAGACTTGGTTTGACCGCGCCTACGATTACTGTCCCGAGACTCAACATCCTGTGCTGCGGTTGCTTGGACAAAACCATGACTGGTTGCATCGTGCAATTTGACTTACTTTATCGGTTTAGTAGAATGAATTGAACTATGGCTTACATCGCATTACAGAACTTCAACCGTGGGCTGGATAGTCGCAGATCAGAACTGACTTCCGCCCCCGGCACGTTGTCGCAATGTGAGAATGCCCATATCACCGTGGGTGGTGAGGTTGAAAAACGGAAAGCGTTTGTCGCTCAACGGTTCACAGATTCTAGCACAAAGCTCACCATGACTGTGGGAAGTACCACGGTAGACACGTCAACTACTGTTGCTAACTACTACAAAGTCAGTTGGAGTTTTGCGGAATTGGCTCTGAATTACGTCACAGTCGGGGCAACTACACAATTAACTTTTGTTGATGCTTTCAGTTATGATTATGTAGCAGGAGACCACATCTGGATTGATGGTTTTACTGGTTCGTACGCCGCTATTAACGGATTGCATTACGTCACCGCTTGTGATGGGTATACCGTAACTATCGACTACAATAGCCTTGCTTTAACTTCTGGCAGTGCTTCTGGTTACATTTCACTACCTTTCACGCGATTGGATGGTTTTCGTAGTACTGCGTTAGGCAGACAAATGTTCACTAGTGATTATTTACACCACGGTGTGGTAGTTGCCGTAACTGACCAGATTGGCGCATCAGGTTATTACAAAACGGCTGTCCTTTATTCGGCTGATCCGTTTTGGGGAACGGCTACTTTTACCGCAGGCACTACTCTTTATGGGGAATTGTTTATCGGGGGATTGCAAGCTACTGACAGCGGATTGACTGTATTTACAAATAGCGGCACGACCATCACGAACACGAGCGTGATAAAACAAACGCTAACCAACCCCATCAACAGCAACTGGAAGCTGTACGACATCGTCACCTCCTGCAATTTTGGCGGCAAAGCATGGGTGGTCGCAAAGTTCTTCGACAGCACAACGGCATCGTACCCTGATGTGTTCGACAGCATCAGCTACGTTTTCTATGATGGTGTTGCCTTGGGAGAATGGTGGGAGGGCTATCTCATCACGACGGCAAATTATCTGTCGCGGATGAAGGACATCATTGAAGCCATCCCCGGCTTCACTACGGCCAATTATCTTGCTTCGACCACGGCCACATCAGGACTATTGGTCTCTAACCGCACATACAAAATCACCAACTACGTCAGCGGTGATGACTTCACCAACATCGGCGGCACAAACACCACTGGCACAGTATTCACGGCTTCAGGTACAACTCCGACAACGTGGACACACAGTTCTACTCTTGTCAGCGAAGGTTACTTCGACGTGTATGCCGACTACGGCCTAGCTTTTTCTGTCGTCACTTCCGTTGTGTCAGGCACAACTACTGGCTACACGGCGACCAAGATTGCAGGTTCAGTTGAACCTACACCAGGCTATGGCGCAGCCGCGCAATTCAAGATGACTGGCGGCACTTGCGACACACAGATCACCATTACCGGCTTTACCAAAGGGGCAACCACAGTATATTTGGCCGCAGGTCATCAATACATTGTTGGTGACTGGGTTTACGTTTCTGGCTTTACCGGTGCGAACACCGCGTTGAATGGGTTGAAACTCATCACCGCTATCAGTGCTGGTGTGTCATTCACCATTGCTTACGATAGTTCTGCGCTGACATCCGCCTCAACCACTGGCACATCAGCTATCCGTCCGGCTGGGCTGTTGTCGTTGCAAGTCGTCACGCCTTCCGCGACCTACTCGTTGTTCAACAACAACAGTGGAACAACCCCGCTGGCAATGCTTACCAACACTGGTGACGATGCTTCAAATGCGGAAAACTTTGCTGCGTATGTGGTGGCGACCATCAATGCGTATGCCGCGTCAACTGCCAATGGCTACACGGCCAAGAACAACAAGAACCAAATCGCCATCTACGCCGACCCTGCATTGGGGGTCGATGGCAACAAAGCCACGCTGGCTGTCACTACTATCAACGATTGCTGCACCGACACAGTTGCTGTGCTGTTTGATGATACGACAGCTAGTGCAAACTGTGGCCCAATCACGCTTACAAAATATGATGGCACTACGGTTGATTTGCTAAATGGGACTACTGTCAGTTCTACCAACAGTGGTTCTTCGATGGCAAAAGCAGTGGCCGCAGAAATCGCCAAGCATCGCGCCACTACCGGCTACACCGCAGCATACGTCCAACTGGTGGATACTTCCACCGGAGCAGTCGTTGTAACCCACAATGTGGTCATTTCTTCCGTGGTGCGTAACAGTAACGACCCGCAGCCAAAGAAAATCACGGTGACTTCTGCGGGGAGTACCGCAGTGATACAAGGCGGTTACGTCGGCAACGGTGTGTTTCCTACGGCAGTGATTGTGACTGTGGATGATTTTAACTATACTGCCGACAAGGGTTCACGCATCACAGTAACACCAAAACACGCTGGCGGCCAACCGGCTTACGCTTTTTACAACATATCTATAGATACTTCTGGGCTGTACACTAAGCTCGTGGGTGGAACTTATGTCCAAACCATCACGGGATTTACCTATTATGTGACCAACGGAAAAGATGGATACACTTTAACTTTGATTCCGCCCTTTCCGTCTAGCACTGGAGGCACGACACAAATTCAAGGTACATTGTTTGGGGTTGTAAAATATAGCGTAACTTCTAAGGACTCGGTAGGCCAATTAGGCACAAGTAATACAGGAACGATAACGTACAAATAATATGGCTGTAACCTCCGACATCCCGTTCGCGTTCTCTGCTCAATCCTTTAGCGGCGGACAAACGCTTGGTGTTGGCCGTGGCGATACTTGGCGCATTCGCATCACCGGACAGGGCGCAACCGACGACAGACTCAAGTTGGATTTTGTCGACAACGGCAGCAACACCGTCTTGGCGGCAGGCGATGTCATCGGCTCTGCCCCGCTGTCAGCTATCGCGTTGAACAACCGCGTGTATTACATCAGCGGCAACACGCTGTATTTTTCCGCCCTTGGCGACCCGACACAATTCGAGACCCAGGGCATCGGTGCTGGCTTCATCGACATGAGCAACAACTTTGCTCAAGCTGAACCCCTCACGGGCATTGCGTCCTACCAAGGCAAGCTGGCTATCTTCGCCCGCAATAGCGCACAGATCTGGCAGATCAGCCCAGACCCTGCTGGGTTTGCCCAGATACAAGTCCTGCCGAACACCGGCACGATGGCATCGAAGTCGGTCAAGAGCATCGGCGACCTCGACGTGATCTACCTGTACGACACGGGTATCCGTTCCCTGCGGGTTCGGGACAGCAGCCTGAACGCGGTGCTGGTCGACGTTGGAACTCCGATAGACACGCTCGTGCAGGACGCGCTCTCGGGGGCTACGAGCTACGCCAAGTCCACGGCTTGCGCCGTGGTCGAGCCGACGGGCGGGCGGTACTGGCTGTACCTCGACGGAACAATCTACGTCCTCTCGTACTACCCCAGCGCGAAGATTGTGGCGTGGTCAACTTATCTGCCAACTTACCAAAGCGGCTCGGCTCAATACGAGTTTGTGCCAGCCAAGTTCGAGGTCTACAACAACCAAGTGTACGCCACCGATAACGTCGCCTTGTTCACCTACGGCGGCACATCCGGCACTACCTATGACAACGCCGTCGCCACGGTGCAAGTACCGTTCTTCGACATGAAGCGGCCAGCGCACAACAAGACCGCCGGTGGGATCGATGTCGACCTTTCCGGCTCATGGAACGTCGCCTGTTCACCAGATTGGATTGACGACAACATGATCACCGCCTTGCAGGCGCAATCTACTCCAACCTTCGACAAGGGTTGGATTCCGTTCAACGCTACCGGTACGCATTTCACGTTCTACGCGCAGACCACCGGCTCGACGGCGGCCAAGATTTCCCAGCTCACTCTGCATTACCAAACCAACGACTCCCCATTTGAATGATAAAGATTACCCCCATACGGACAACTGGCGGCGTGGACGCTGTGCAAGCGGCAGCCCAGGCTGATGGTCATGTGCTAATCGCCCCGTCTCATGCCATATTAAAGGATGGCAAGATACTCGGCAGTTTGAGTATGATTCCGACAGCGATGATCTGGATGCATACCAAGGATGCCAAGGCGCGGGACACGCTGGAACTGCAATCGTTTATCGAGAATCATTTCTCGGCCAACGGTGGGACGGCCATGTGCCTTCCTTGTACAAAAGAATCGCCCTACTTCAGCGTGTTGTCGAAGCTCGGCTATGTGGACATCGGACAATTCAACCTATTTGTGAAAGGACTTTGATATGTGTTTTGGAGGCGGCGGTGACGGTGGAGCAAGAGCGCGTCAGCTCGAACAAGAAGCAAAAATCAAGGCGGCGACAGAGGACATCAACAAGGTGTTCGCTGGTTACGGCCCTGCGTTCTATGCCCAGCGGGCAAAGGACTACGAGAATTACGCACTGCCCGAGCTGGCTCGTCAATTCGGCCAGCAGCAGAAGCAAGCCACCTACAAGCTGGCAGGCAGCGGCCTCGGCAAATCAAGTGCCGCCCGTGATCTGAACCAGCAATTGCAGTTCACCAAGTCGCAGCAGCAGCAGAACATCGCCAATGCCGCGATGGGGCAGGCCAATCAGCTCAAGCAGCAGATGGCACAGCAGCAGCAGGGGCTTATCAGCCAGGCCAACATGGCATCCGATCCCGCCAGTATCGCCAACGCAGCCCTGACCACGGCATCGACGTACGCTGCGCCATCCGCGTTTGCACCCATCGGCGACTTGTTCAGCAACTTCGCCAACCAATACCTGACGCGGCAGAATGCGTTCATGTATGGCGGTCAACCCACCCAACAAGGCGGGATGAACTTTAACCTCGGCACGAACTACGGAGTGCCTTCAATGCTCAACGTCAAACGATAACTATGTGTACCGGACTCGAATGGTTAGCCATAGCAGGCAGTCTTGGCGGCACCGGCCTCAGCATGGCTGGACAACAACAGGCGGCCAGTGCCATGCGTTCCAAGCAGGCAGCCGAAGCAGCCCGCCAAGCGGAGTACAGCAAGCAGGCGCAACAGCAGTTGGCTGAATCAATCGCCAAGACCCGCCCCGAAGAACGTGCCAAGCAGAAGGAAGAAGGCACACAGAAAGCCTTGAGCGAATACGCCAAGGTGCAAGCTATCCCATTGTCGGTCTCCAGCGCAGCCAGCGATGCTGGGCCGATCAAAGCCAACATTGTCGACCCCGTCTCGGCGGCACGGCAATCCATGTCGAACGCGGCAGCCGCACCGATGCAAGGCTGGGATGAAGCAACGCTCCAGCAATGGCTAAAAGATATGCAAGCCAAGTCCGCCTTGGGGCAGATTTCAAGTCGCGCCCAAGCCTCTGCCAATGTGTTGCCCATCGAGATGCAGGCCGCCCAACACGCCGGTGATGCACTCAGCGGCATCGGTTCATTGCTATCCACCGGCAGTGGATTGCTTGGCCTTTACGGTGCGACACAAGCTCCGGCGGCAGCAGCAGCTCGGGCAGCAGGCCAACGTGCAGCTCAATCAGCAGCGAAACAAGCGATTACTCGCGGATTGTTTGGGGCGGTTAGTCCGATGCTTTCTCCTGTCGGGGATGTGTATAACTATGGAGTTAGTGGGTACAATTATTTGAAACCGTTTTTGAAACCGTATTTACCTTAAAAATTTATGGCTATCGGATATTCACCTTGGACGGACGCAGCAGCCTATGGCAGGGGTCTAGGTTCTGCGCTGGGACAAATCTTAATGGAGCAACCGCAGCGGGCGTATCAGTTGCGCTTGCAGCAGGAGCAGGCTGCCCGTCAGGCGGCGGCATTGCCGTTGCAGATGGAATACCAGCGTTCACGCATTGCTGCGGAGCAGGCAGCGAGGGATTACAACTTGGCTAGGATAAAGCACCTTAGTGATACCAAACAAGTAACACCGACGTTGCACAATGTACCAGAAGTGGGAGGCGCACAATACAACAAAGATACTAGAAAATGGGAAGTTGTTTTGCCTATCCCGCCAAAAACGCCACCGATCAAGCAACCTACGACAGGAGACACGTCTGCCATTCAGCGCAATGTGCGTGGTTTAGTGAACCAAGAAGCAGTAGGTCAAGGCATCGATTTAAAGGAAACCCCAGTCATGGTCGATCCCAGCGTACTGACCGAAGGGTTCAAATTGTTCAGCAGCGCGTTGCAAACCGAAGGCAATTCTATGGCTGGGATAGAATCGGTTTTGAATGAGCTTGAACCGCGCTTGCAGTTCAATCCAAACGTGGTGACAAATCGGACAGTAATTCCTGCCGTGCGTGGTTTGTTTGGACGAACCACTCCCGCCCAAACCAATGAGACTTACACGACTAATGCGTACATTGCCAAATTGCTACCGCAGTTACTAGCATCGACCAATGCGCCTGCGACCAATGCGCCTGCGACGGTAATGCCTAAATCGACTGCATCTCTGCCACCTCCAGAGCAACGGCCTAAAGGATTTAACTGGACTACCTCAAAAGGTACGTTTGTTTGGAATGGAACAGGTTGGGATGCTGTGACACAATAACCCCATGAATGATCTTGAAATTGGACTTCCTAGTACTGGGTTAAGCGACGCAGACATAGGCTTGCCAGTTGCTACCAGCATCCGCCGTACTGGCCTCAGCGATGCCGACATAGGCATAGCAGTTTCTCCGGCTGCCCCTGCGGAATTAAAAACATGGTCGCCCACGATGATGCAACGCTTGCAGGAAGCATTGCCTTCTGTGTTCGGGCCGACACAACAACCTGTAGTTGGTGGGCCGCGTGGGGCTGTCCCGGTATTAAGTGCGTTGACTGAGTCGCTGGCTAAAGGGCCGCCAAAAGAAGTTACGCAAGCCGTAGGTAAATTTTTAGTCGATTCTCCGCTTTTATCTACGATGAGAGACGAGCCTTTTGCTTTCCGGACTCATGCCTTGTCCGCCCAAGATGTGATCAACATGGGCAAACAACCGCCAACACAGACAGAACAACCGATGTCGCCGTTTCAACGTGGAGCGGCAAGCGCAATCAGCGAAGTGCTTGGCTTGGCATCACCGTTCAACATTGCACTTGGTGGTGGGTTATCCGAAATTGGCGCGATTGCAAAAGCGGGACAAGTAATTGGTGCTACTGCCGAGGCACAAAAAGCGGCACAGTTAGCCCAAGGCGCAAAAGCCGCAGCCGAAACTTACTTCTTCATGGAAGGTTTGAAAGGGCTTGGGCAGTCCTACGAAACAGCAACATCCGGTCAGCAATTATCGCCCGAACAAAAAGGGCAGCTTGCCGCACAGACACTTTTGTCTGGATTGATGGTTTACGCGCCAGTGGCAGAATTACGAGCTTCACAAGGTATTAAGCCTACAGGTGTCAAACCTCAGATGACTCAATTGACTCCGTTGGAAGAATACATGGTCCGTAAAGGACGTCCGCCTGGGCCTCCTGCGGCGTTGCTGCCTGCGCCGGAAGGTATTTCTTTGGGCAAGATGCCCATCCGCCAGCAAGGGCCGTTCGTCGGAGAAGTCACCGGCCCTGTCTCCATTGCGCCTACGCAGCAACCATTCTCGCAAGCGGTCATCACACCTACGCGTGAGATGATTGAGATGCAGTTACGCCGCCCAGAAGGACAAGTCCCTGAAGGCGCAATTCCTCCGCGTACACGCGCTCCGTTCGAGACGCCCATCATCGGTGGGAAGGCCGCACCGCAGCCGTTCTCCGTGAACGTCGGGCAGGCGATAGCCGAGGCTTTGGGCAGGGAGCAACTCCAACCGCCCGTGCCAGTCGAACGCGGGACGGTACGCGCCGAACCGGCGGGGGGTCAGGTTTCCTTCGCAGCACCCGCCGAAGGCGGGGCGATACCCTCGGCCAGACAGACAGCCGTCGAGCAACCGCAACCGTCTCCTGCCGCAGGCCGAGTCATGTCCGGTGTCGATCCTACCGAATACATCAAGGCTTTGCGTCCCGCGTTGCGTTTGATGAGTGGTACAGTCGTCGAAGGCAAACAGGGGCAATCTCATAATGATATAATCCGCGAGAACAACATCAGCCCAGACAACATCGACTCGCGGGTCTTTGTCAAAGCCGGTGACAAGACTCCAATCTCCCGCGAAGAAGCGGCAAAGTTAACTCAACTACCAACCAGCGAACCAGGCCGTCTGCATTCCAGCGACCTAGCGAAAGGACAAGATGCCAGCGCAATACGAAGCAATCAGGGACAGCCTTCTCCGGAAGGGGTACAAATCCAAGGACGCGAAGAAAATCGCGGCGGCAACCTACAACAAGCAGCAGGGGCGCAAGAAGCACCCGCGTTACCTCAAGCCGGGGATGTAGGCAAACCAGATTGGGAACTCTATAGCGAAGAGCTTCGCGGCAATCTGGAATCATTCTCGCCTGCCCGCCATACCGGACAGATCAATTATGATATGATGGACGTGGCGGATTCTTTTGTGCAATACGCCGAAGCAAATGCCAAAGGTCGACCATTGACCGAGGTTGTCCGCGAGTTTGCCAAGTCGGCAGAAGGCACACCCAAGCAACTGCGTCAGCTTAAGGCATCGGTCAAGAGCATCGAAGACGCTAAGTTTGATTTCAGCACAAAACCTGAATCCGCCCGCCTCTATCCGCAAGCCGGGGATGTAGGCAAACCGGAGACAATGTCCGTTGGCGAACGTAGATCTCAAGCTTACGAAGGATTCAAATCTAGGTATCCAGAATCGCAAGCAGTCATGGTGAATGGTCGCCTTTACTCACCCGAAGCGAGGCAGATGTTGCAAGGCTTGCAAGAAGGCAAACCTTTGGATCGTGAAAAATTTGATGCCGTAATTAAACGCGATTTACCTTGGGATACAAAAATAGAAACGCCAACACAAAAATCATTGCCTTCCAAAGAAACCATACTGAACGCTGTTACCAAAGATAAAGCTCCACGAGTAATGACAGCGGACACAATCCCAGCTGGTACAAAAATTACTTCCCGTCAAGATGTGCCAGCAATGCGGGATCATGGTATTGGGGTGGTGACGGTGGATTCGCCGTTAGGGAAACATTACGAAGCTGCTTTTGTCATCGACAATCCCGAACTAAAACCGACTGCCGGAATGGAAAAAGCTGGATTGCGTATTGGGGCAGGCAAAGAAAAAGAACCTACTATAGTTATACGCGGGACAAAAGCAGCTGATCAAAGTCTGCCTAAAGATTTGGATACATGGACGCAAGCTGGGTACAACCCTGACCGGCATTCGTATATGTATGACCGGGCGACTGGAGAACCTATACTTTCAGGCAGTAAAGCAGTACAAATAGGGAACAGCATATTTGTCAAAGACCCTGTGCATGGCCCAGCCTCCGCCCGCGTCTACAGCGGCATCCCCATGCTGCCGAAGGAACACTTCGATAAAGCCATCGAGCGCATCAAGATTTTGGCGACAGGTACTATCGATGACTTCAAACGCCGTGGTACAAAGCAAGAACTATCGATGCTCGACAATCGCATCGGCAACATTGCTAACACGGTTGCAACCCAGAATGCCAACACCATCAGCGGCCCGTTAAAGCGCACGTTCGGCAAACAAGAAAAATTGGCTGATGTGGCGTTGTCGTTGGTGCGTGAAGTGGGTGAGGACAAAGCCAAGCTACAACAGCAACTCAATGACACTGCCACCAAGTTCACCGGCAAACAACCAGCAGCCGAACGCTTGTGGAAACAGGCTGCTGAATTTGCGTTGAAAAATTTCGACCAGTTGCGTCCGTTGTCGGAGCAATACAAAGCCATCATGGACATGACGCAGAAGCGTCAGCTTCAGGAAGGCTCGAACATCCCGTACCGGCAGAACTATGTCGAGCATCTGTTCCAAGATGAAGGTGGTTTGTTTGAACCGAGTTCAGGTGGAACTGGCGGTGGTGCTAAAAAGGCCAGAACCTACGACACGTTCTTTGACCGTATTGCCGATGGCAATGACCCAGTCAACATGACCTCTACCGTGTTGATGAAGGATGCCATCGCCAAAGCACAACGGCAAATAGTGCAGCCTAGTCTGTACATCAAGACGATGTCCAAGGCCAACGACCCCATCAACGGTAAGCCGGTGATGATGCCGCTGACCGAGCAGATTCCGTTTGATCCAGCCAAACCAGCCCCTGCTGGGTACACTCTCGGCAAAGACCTGCTCGGCAACAAAGTGTGGGAACGCTCCAACATGGACTCCATCACACGCGGCCCAGGATTGCCGACTGATGTTCGCCCGCCAAAAGGCTACCTTGAAGTCAACGTGCGCGGAAAGAAGGCACTGGTTCAGGAAGCATATAAGCCATTGGTCGATGCGTTGAACGATACGTCGTGGTTTGATCGCAGTCGTCTGGGGAAGGCAACCACCAGCTATGCGGGGGTCGCCAAACACGTTGACTTCTTGTTCGATGTGTTGCACCTGACTCGTATGTGGAAAGTGGCGGCGGGCATAAAACGCAATTTGTTTGTCAGCCCAACGAAAGGGCTGTACACTTTGGACTACACCCCTGGTGAACTACGCGCCAAAGCGGCAGCCGGTGAGATAAACCCAGCAGACTTGCCAGAATTGTTGCGGCGGCGAGACATCAACATGAAACTGTTGTCTGAAGGGTTTAATCCTGGCCGTGCGGCTGATGCGTTGCACCAGCATCTGTTAGACAAAATGTGGATTACTGGGCCTGTTCAGCACTACATCTTCAACGTGTTTTCTCGTGGAGCAATGGCAGAAGTCGGTCCTGTGGTTTATGATCGCATCCGCGCACAGAATCCGACGTGGACGGAACGGCAGGTGTTACAACAGGCCGCCAAGGATTTGAATCTTGAGTTCCGTAACGTAGGCAGCGAAGGATTCTTCAAATCAAAAACAGGCAATGACATGATGCGTATCTTTATAGCTGCCCCGCGTTGGACAATGGGGACGATTGCCCGTGAATCTAAGGCGCTGGCAGGATTCCCTGTCGGTGTTTACAAGACCGGCAAGACACTGGTCACTGAAGGAAAATTTCGTCCTCAGTTTAACACACATACATCCAGCATCGCCACTGTGTTGCTGGGGCAGTTGATTGCCAACCAGATCATCAACATCGCCACTACCGGACACACCACGTTCGAAAACGACGACGAGCATAAATTCTCGGCTGATCTCGGCAATGGCAAATGGCTTGGCCTGACCGAGGGCGGACTTGAAGCGACCAGTCGCATCATGGATGTGATTGAAAAGAACTCGACTTGGCTAGAAGCAGGAAAAGCGTTTGTCGGTCCAAAGTTATCAGTGCCAGCCAGAGCGGCGGCTACGGCAGTGACCGGCCAAGAATATGGACTCACCGGCCCGCTTATCCCTAAAGAAGAGGTTGGTAAAAAAGCCATCGGCAAATTGCTGCCCGATCCAATCATTTTTCAAACCATCCGTAAAAAAGGAATTAAGGAAGCTGCGTTATCCGCATTGGAACTAGCGGGCAAACCAGAGGCGATAGCCAATCAGAAAACCTTGCAAGCGGTCAGCCGCTGGAAACAAGAAACCAAGATCCCCGAGCGCGAAGGTAAGTTTCCTGTATCCAGCTATGCTGCCCTCACCAAGGCATTGCGCGACGGGGATACCGTGGCAGCGCAGGAGGAATACGCCAAGTTCACCACACCCGATGAAAAAGAACTGGCAGATCGTTACTACAAGAACTACCAAGACCACGCGTTCACCGGCAGCGCAAAACACGAGAAGCAATACAAGGCATACATCGCCAATAAGCCTGCCTTAAAAAAAGCCTACGATGATGCGATGGCGAGCAACAAATCCGTCAGCGAAAACTTCTTCAAGCTGCAAGGCAAAGCATTGCCCAAGAAGGGCAAAACGCCTACTGTATTCTTGTGAACATCAAGATCGACATCATCGACCACAAGAAGCAACGCTACGACACCGTAGGCGATTGGTATTACGATGCCAACGGTACGTTGCACATCCATGTGTCCAAGCTGGCTGATGGTCGGCATGAGCATTTGGTCGCAATCCACGAACTCGTCGAGGCTTTGCTCTGCGAAGAAGCTGGTGTCGATGAGGAGGATGTGACAGCGTTCGACTTGGTCTATGAAGCCAACCGCAAGGCGGGCGACACATCTGAACCCGGCGACAGCGTGGCTGCGCCTTACTACAAACAACATCAAATCGCCACGGGCATGGAGAAAATCCTCGCTGCCCAGATGCACGTCGATTGGAACAGTTACGAGAGGGACATCAACCAACTTGTATGGAAGACCTGAAAAAGAAAACAGTCTGCTTCGTCGATAACGGCCTGTTCGTGTCGTTCGCTCGGCACGTTGCGCCAGCCTTCGGGCGGTGCTTGTACCACCGGCCTTTCCAATCCGCGTTCGTCCGGACGCACGACCTGTCACCGGGCGCGGGGTTCCCCGAACTCGAGTGGTGCCGCGACCCCCTGGCGGTGGTCGACGAAGTCGACCTCTGGGTGTTCCCCGACCTGTACCAAGTCGGTCTCCAGCTCCACCTGCGCGACATGGGTTGCCGCGTCTGGGGGGCGGGGGCGGGCGAGGAGATGGAGCTGGAACGCTACAAGTTCAAGGAGTACCTCAAGAAGGTCGGCCTGCCGGTGCAGAAGTGCGAGCAAATCTTCGGATTCGACAACCTCCGCAAATACCTCAAATCCGCCAAGGGCAAGAAGTACGTCAAAACATCCTTCGTGCGTGGTGACTTTGAGACGTTCGGCGCAGACAGCTATGAGTCCTGCCAAGGCCGCATCGACCACATCGAGTACCTTGTCGGGGCAGCCAACAAAGACACCTATGAATTCGTTGTCGAAGACGCCATCCCTGACTGCGTGGAGATCGGCTACGATGGTTTCACCATCGACGGCAAGTTCCCCGACCTAGCGATGCAGGGATACGAAATCAAAGACTGCGGCATGGTGGCTACGGTTAAACCCTACAACCAGTTGTCCGACCCAGTCAAGCTGGTGAACAGCAAGATGGTGGATGCCTTCAAGACTTACGGCTATCGTGGATTCTTCTGCACGGAAATCCGATACACCAAGGACAAGAAACCTTACTTCATCGACCCATGCTGCCGCCTCGGCACACCGAGCAACGAACTATTGCAGGAACTGTTCGGCAACTGGCCGGAAGTCTTGTGGTATGGCGCGGAAGGCAAGCTAGTCCCGATGAAGCAGAAGGCCAAGTATGGCGTTCTCGCCATGATTAACTCCGAGTGGGCGCAGCAGAACTGGCAACGTGTCGACTATCCCAAGGAACTCGACCCCCATGTGAAGCTGCGTTTCCATTGCCGCGCCAAGGACGGTGGCAACTATATTGTCCCACAACAAATAGGTCTCTCCGATATCGGTTGTGTAACCGGTACGGGAGAGACCATTGCTGCCGCCATCAAACAGTGTCAGGAACGGGCTGCCCAAATCAAGGGCATCCAGATCAAGGTGAACACAGAGGCACTTGATGAGGGGCTGGAAGTGATTGCTGCGGGGAAGAAGTTTGGGATCGAGTTTTAGCCCAAGCCGCGTACCGCGTTGGCAGGAACACATACATCTTCTGACCATCCCGGTCTTTGATGATCTGCTCCGTTTCCATCAAGTGACGCAGCACGGATAGCTGCTCCATCGGGGTGAGGTCGCTGTTGACCTTCCGCATGAGTTCCTTCTCGGGCATCATGCCGCCGTTCTTCTCAATCAGCTCCAGCAGGCGTTGCTGCGGGATGGCAAGCTCATTGCGGCCTGCGGCCACCGATAGCTTCGGCATATTCACTTCGATGATGTCAAGCAGGGCGATGCCTTCCTCAAGCAGTTCTGGTGTCAGCGTCAGCGATGGCTTCTCCTCGGACAAGGCCAGCAGCATCGATATCTTCATCAGCATGATGTGCTTGGATTCATAGTAACCTTCCATGACTTCGTCGTCGGGGTACTTCAATCCCTGATACCACTTGTCGAAGAAGTCCTTGGCCGCCTGCGTCCACTCGAACACGCCGACCATTTTGGACACCTTCTTCAAATGCTCAAGGCAACGTGCGCGGGCAGCCACCGCCTCTGGCGTGGGCATGGGGAAGGTAATCTTCTGTGCGCGTTCAGTCTCGTACACATAGATCATGCGGCGACTGAATCCGCCAGAGATGATGTTCATCTTCAGCTTGTCAGTGATCCACTTCGGGGTCTCGCAGGCAAGGATGTTGATGCAGGGATTGTGAATCTCCTGCAACCCATGCTTGATGGTTGAAGCATCGAACTTGCGCCGGTCATAGATGTCGGTGAGGAACTCGATCATCGCACCAGGATTGATGGACAGGAAGTTCTTCAACTCGTTGACGAAGAAGGCACAGGGTTTCCACGACACCTGCGCTCCGGTGTGGTCGGTGTACACCCGTTCCATGTCGTCACCGGCGAGACGCTTCACGATGTCCTCACGGCTTTGCACGGACGCACCGATTGGGTAGTCAGGGAACGCTTCGCAGAACAAGTCGCGGGCGATGTCTTTGGCGGTGGATTTACGAAAGCCCTGCCGTCCGACGAGGCAGACATAGAGGTTCGGGTGGATGTCGAAGTACCCATGCTTGATTAGTACTTTGCGTCCAGCCGTGGCAGCCAGCGTGACAAGGCCAGACCACAGATGGTAGTTGCGGGGGCATTCGTTGCCGCTGTTATAGAGGACGTAGTCTTGCAGAAATGTTGACATATCAGATGACGAGGTTGGTCTTGCTGCTTCCGCTTTGTTCCTTCACCTGTACGCCACGCACCTTCTTTGGCTTGCGCTGGGCGATGGATACGTCCTCCGCCGTCAGGCGGGTGATGACCACGTTTACCTCGGACTCAGGGTCTGCACCCTGAAGTATCTTTATCAGTTCTTTCAGTTTCATATGCTGTACTCCAATTTTCCCCAAGATGTGCCGTAGTTGCCCTCGAAAGGTATGACTATGGGGATACCGGCAATGGTTATTTCGTTATCAAAGTAGGATTTAATTTTGCCAACCGCCCAATCGGCAGCTTCGATGCGGAACTGGCCGACGAGCGCGTCATGCACCTGGTGCAAAGGTTCGATGCGTAGCGAACCATCCGCGTTGCGATTCTCCGGATCATTCCACAACTGGAAGGCGGCGACGTTGGTTGCATAGGTGGTGTTGGCTTGAGGTTCATGCGCGAGTGCCTGCCCGAGTATCTCGGTGTAGCGGCCATAGAACCGGCGACGGAATCCACCGGCACTGCCCAGCATGGGATGCTTGCGCTTCGGGTCGCTCAAGCATTGGTCGAGATTGCGCTTCATCCAGTCGTGCCATGTCTTGACACGATACCGCACAAAGAACAGGTTCTGCAAGTCTTCGCATTCCTTGGCAGAAAGCGTGACCTTGCCTTCGCTCTGGATGAAGATGGCATTCGATAGCCGCTGTGCGCCCATCAGGTAACATGAGCCGTGCTGACCGATCTTGCAGGCGAAGTAGTCCCAGTCTTTCGACGAGATGCTCTTGGTGAGCGCGAGGATTTCTTCACGGCTTTTACGAGCGAGACTGTGCGCTCCATGGCGGAGGAGGTAGCAGAGGACTTTGGCTGGCTTGATCCCGGCTTGATAATCCTCAAGCATGGTTGGGTCGCCAAGCGATGCACAGTGAGCAGCCACTGTCCAACCGTCAGCACCGGACAAGTCACACTGGAAGATAAAACACCCATCGTCGGCGACAAATAAGTCGCGCATACCTTGATGGAGTGGGTGGTCTTTCGGGCGTAGGCTGGAGTCGCTCGGTATGGTTTGGAGATTGTAACCACTTCCGGTAGGAGAGGTGTAGCAGGTAAGCCGTCCCGTTTCAGTCCCGACAATATTATAGCCACACCGGATTCGCCTATCGTCATCTGCGTAAATTCCCAGCATTTGTGATCGAGTCCGTAGCTCACCAATCTCCATAGCAAGTTCGACGGCCTGATGAGGAGACTTCTTCTGAATTTTGAGTAGTGCCTCGTAATCCGTGGCGAGGTGCGCTTTGCCGGTCTTGGGGTCTTTCTTGATCTGCTTGGGGAGTTTGAGTTTTTCATACAATAGTTCCTTGAACATCGGGGACTTGGTGTTCATCGACTTCTCGCAGGAGAGGTTGATGTAGCCTTTGGCGATGTCATCCAATGGCTGGGCGAGGAGAGCTTGCACGTTCTTGTAGACTTCAACGTAGTCCTTCTTGGGGACTTCCGGCTTGCGCTTGTGGCAGATGGCGGCCTGCACCTGCGGCAGCACCGGCTGGCTGTAATCGAAACCACATCCGGCCAGCGTATCAAGCCTGTACTGATATGCGTACAGGTGGTTGTGGACTTGTTGCAGCCGCTGGGCAGCCAGGTTGTTGTCGTACTTGATGCCGCGCATCTCCATGTAGAGAAGAATGTTAAGCATCGCCATGTTGAACAGATAGTGAGCGCGTTGTTCACCTATAAGGTAACCATCGAGCTTGCTTGAAATCTCATGAGTGATGGCGGAGTCTTTGCAGCAGTACAGGAAGTAGGTATCGAGGTCGTCGCTCTTGCGGTCACCTTTGTAGTAAGGTTCTTTGGTATGCAGCGAGGCTTGGAAACCCAGACCCTTCTCAAGTTCGCAGTACAGTTCCCAATGCTGGAGCATCGTATCGTGGACGACATTGTTCACCATCATGCCATAGGAGTACTGCATCACGAAGCGGTCATAGAGACTGTTCTGTAGAATCTTGGGTATCTCATACGAGGCAAGGATGGCTGACAATCTGCGCCAGATTTCAATCTCCTGCGCCTCATCATCCCAGTAATGGGAGTGGTCGCGCTTCGCCAGTGGCACTATGAAGCAGTAGTCCTTCGACGTGGCGATGGAGATGCAAGTCATCGCGTTGACGTAGCCTTCGATGTCGATGGCAATGGTCGGTTTGTTGATGAGGACTTTGTCCATCTCATGGATGAGATCCTCGAAAGAAGTCGGCACGATAAGGGTGCGCTTCGGAAGAACGAGTTCTGGAGCGTCAGCCTCGGCCACGGCCTTGGCGAGGTCGAACACAATCAGGGGCAGCTTTTCATAGGCCGCGAAACATTCCTGTGGCGCGTAGGTTGCAATACACTTCCGTCCGACGAACGGGGGGCGATCACCGAGGAACAGGCTGCCCCGCCAGTTGTCGAGCTTCCGGACGGACTCCGATGCGGCGGCGAGTGCCGCCGCGCCCAGCAGGAGACACACGTTCGGGTGGGACGCGTCGAGCCTGGCCGAGAGGTCGGGCGAACCGGCGTACCCCACCAAGCAGTCTGTCCGCAGGACGCCGTGCCTGCCAAGCGCGGTGAGGAACATCCGGCCAGCGAGGCCAGACAAAGGGATGCCTTCATTCAGATCATCCTTCGTGGGGTGGTCAATTATTATGGCGATTCGCATACAGCAATAGTTGTTGTTGAGTGGTCTTGGGTAGTTTGTCGAAGTCGATGTCGTGGGGGAACTCGCTTTCGCCCACATAGACCGTGCAGGAAAGGACTACGCCATCACATAAAGTAATGGCGTAGGTGTCAGGGCCGAGCGTGACTAAAGAGGTGCGTTTCATTTACTACGGGGGAGCAGGCATATCAGAGGCACAAGCAACATACACTCGCAGTAGACGTGCATCCAATGCGCCAGCTCATTCATTCGGCCATTCGTTGTGCATCAACATGGCGGCGATGATGGCATAGTTGGAGATGTCCTGAAACGTATCCTCGACGGATTCGTTCTTCGTCTCGATGGGTTTCATGATGACGTTGCCGTTGCCATCCTTGCCCAGCGTGATGTTCTTCAGCCGCTCGAACTTGTCGTTCATCCGCACCAGCACACCGAAGAGGCCGAAGCTGGAGATGTTGCGAGAGCCGTAGTCTTGCTGCTTCTGGTCGAGCAGCTTCACATTGGCGAGAGCTTTTGCCAAGGCGGTGCGTCCCGCCTGCGTCTTGAGTCCGAGATATTCTTCAATCTGTTGTTGCATAAAAAAAGAAACCCCACCCAGCCGAAGCTGGGCAGGGCATTGGGGTTGGGGATTAACCTTCGAGAACGATACCTTTGACTTCGTTCGATTCGGGGAACTCCGCAGTAGCCTGGCGGATGCCCACCTTGGCAATCAGCGTACGACCCACGAGCATCTCGGGGTTGTCCATGATCTGCTGGATGGTGGTCTCAACGGGGAGTCGGGCAGCACGTCCGAGACGAGCCACATCCTTCTTGATTGCGCCGAGGGGGCGGCGGTCACTCTCGGTGAGGCCGATGTACATCGTCAGCTTCACGCCAGACGGAACGACATCACCATGAGTGGATGTGCCGTCAGCCACGGTCTTGAAGTTGAGGCGGAGGTTGAAGCCAGTACCGGCTTTGTTCGGGATGCGCTCTGCGTTCTCGATGCCGACCTCGTAGTTGGAGGGCTGCAAACGAGGATAGGACAAGTCGACAGAGCCGATGGATTCAGTTAATGGTTGAGACATAGTTTTGCTTTTTGTTTTGTGTTTGATTGGCAGTCACGTTGCCAGCGTTCAAGGCTACAAGCCTCAAAGTGTTTGGACAATACGCGTTGTCCTAAATTGTGTCAACAGGTTATTCTTCATTTTCGCGAATTCTTTTTGAGATGTTGCGCGACAGCACGGCGATGACCGCATCATCGTCCACGTCGTCATCGCGCTGGCCTGCTTCAGTGATGATATCGCAGTCGACTTCATCGCCACCCGATTCATGGAACTTGTAAATGGTTGCGGTCAGGATATAAATTTTCATTGCTTGATCCGGTATGCGGGGACGAGCCACTTCGACCCCCTCTTCCACACTTTTTCCACTTTGCCTTCGGCGACCTGCTGCCTCACCCATCGTTCAATAGTCTTTGGGCTTTTACCGGCGCGTTTCGATATTTCGGTGATCGACTCAGCCGTGTCATCTACTACCTTCTTGGGGTAGAGTGCGCTGACCAGTTGCTTGGACACATCATTCATATCGGCAGCCTCCATTCCACCTGACCCTGCGGTTGTTCGTGCAGCCAGCAAACAAGGCGGTCATCGCAGTACTCGCCCCACACCAGGCCGCCAGACCACGAGAGCGTGGAGCGTCGAACCGACGCGTATTCCATCGCTGGCACGTTCGACAGCGTGCCGACGCAATAGCCGGTGGGGCAGTCGTCCCGCCGTCCTTTTTGTACGCCAGCCCGGTGCGTGTGCGCGTGGATCACGTTGCCATGCGCCTCGGCGTGGTCTCGGCAGGCGTTCTCGCTGAACAGATAACCGTGCATCAGCTTGTAATCACCCAGCATGACGTGGGCGTGGATGCCCCACTCACGCACATACAGCGCACCCAAGGCGGCAGCCTTTGTTTCAATCGACGAGATGATCCGGTTGGCGCAATCACTTACAATCGCATTGTGATTGTTCCGCAACCGCCACAACCGAATCTCATGGTTGCCGTTCAGCAATATCGTCGGACGTAGCTTATCCAGAAATTGCAACCCAGCGTCGATGTCCGGTGCGATGGGTGTGTACTCGTCGTTGCTGCCGACTGCGCCGGAACGAAAGGCCGCCGTGTCGATGAAGTCACCGAGGTGGGCAGTCGTCTCTGGCCGCCATAGTTCTTTGAACCGCAACACCGCTGCGGCTGCATTGGCATCTATCTTGTCGCCGTGCGAGCAGCCAACGGCCATGAAGCGTTTCCAGTTTCTTATGACTTCCATACTTAGTGTTTGTTAAAAGTTATCCCCACCCACGGTCACGACTTGGCTTTTATTAGTGTTGTCCATACCCCTGCGAAACAGTCGCAAGAGCGGCTTAATAGTCCCGCCGTGCTGGCTAGGGTGGGGAGATTGTTCATTGTGTCCAATCTGGAAACCAGAGTAGATCCTTGATGAGCCGCTTCTCGATGGCACTGACCGTGCCGGTGTCGAGCCGCCCATCGTATGCCTTCTTACTGCGGCATTCACGGTTGTCGCACCACACATGAGTCAGCTTACCCAGTGACTCGTTGCTCAACGGTTTGTCGCAGCATGGGCAGTTCATATCGGTTTGTCCATGTCTGCGCCGACGAGACCCTGGTCGACTATCGACTTGACGTGCTTGGTCATCTCTTCGGTGTGCATCAGCGAAATGATGAACACGAGTTCATCCTTGGTCAGAGAATTGAACTTGGAGTCGAACGCATCGCGCAGCAGCTTCATCGTCCCGACCATATCGTATGCCGAGGCGGATGGCAATGCTCGCAGCAACGGAACCGCTGTGGTAAGTTCAACCTCCCGCCAGAAGGCCCTGCACTTGGCGATGCACTGTTCTTCCGCCGTTGGCGGACGATTCTTACGGGCGTGGTATTCGCCCAAGGTTTTCTTGTCGATGAAGTCCTCAATCATCTGGCGGCGTTGGTCAGGGTTCATAGATAGATTTGTTTCCAGTCGTTTGTGGTTGCGGGTGAAGTGAAGGAGAATGCTTTGTTGATAAGATGCGGGCAGCGGCTGCCGCAGTTGGCACTATCGGTGGTGATGAACGAGATCATCAGCTTGCCGTCCTTGTCGCGGTACGCATGGCCGATGGCATCCGTGTAGGCGCAGACGATGTTGCGAATCTTGCCGGTCAAGTCGAGGTCTTTCGACGTCACGTCCTTGCCATCCGCCGTCAGCATCTTGTCGCGGATGTGGCCGATGAATATCGCATTGGGTGCGAGGTTGCGGAGGCGGTTAAAATATTCATAGAACACATTCCGCAGATGGAAGTAGCCACCGCCCTGTGGCAGTTCAAGTACGCTCTTGCCGCCAAAGCCTTTGCCCTGCGGCGATGCTTTGTACCTGGCTGTCGCCTCGACTTCGCACCATTCCTCGAGCTTGTCGAGAGTGTCGACGCAGACATACTTGTACGGAAACTTCGCCGCCTTCACGGCCTCTTCGAGACCATTCACTTGAAGGATGTTATCCAGCTTGACCTTCAAGGCGGTGACGAAGTTGCTGCCATTCTCGAGGTCAATGATGAGGCAGTCATCCAGCGCAGCTACGATGCTTGTCTTGCCGATCTTGGGTGGGCCGTAGATGACCAGTGTCTTGGGGTTTGAATCAGTAGGTGGTAGTGGTTGGGTTGGTAGTTGTATTGGCATAAGATTGTTAGACTTTAGCTAGTTGTTTTTGGATGTCAATAGACAATGTTAAGAATGCTTTGGCTGCTGTGGCTGGGACGACTCCGTTGCCGAGGAGACGGAGTTCATCAGTTCGATTGTCACCGGAGACGCACAGCTTGGCATAGTCCAGCCCACAGGAAGACCCATCAGAGTTTCCACCCAGCGTGGGTTGAGTTTGCCGTTGTTCCTGTTCCACGCACCAGTCTGTTCCACTTCCGTCTGGCTCGGCAGATCCGTTGATTTGCCGTTTCGGATCATTCGGCCTTCCGCTCCTTTCGCATCCCTGCTCTGTGGCGTTGCCCACGCCTTTACCTGCCTGTCCAGCTTTGGCGTCATGCTCCCGTCCTTCTGGCGATGCGCTCCGGTTGATACCGTTGCAGTCGCCCACGACGCGGGGCGGCTCCCATTCACCTTCTGGTAAATCTCCACCGACATCGGGTCTACCTGCTCCCGCAGATTTGACGGAGCAATCCTTCCGGCTCTCGCTCCGGTTGCTTGTTTCCAAACCCCCTCCGGTGTCCGTGTGTCCAGATGGTCGAGGGTATTTGGCGTTGCCCACGCCTTCGGGTTCGTCCCCTTGATTTCCTCCGCAAACACCTGGTCCACCGTTAGCATTTGCGTCTGCGCCTTCTCGCCGCTGACCAATGCCTTCACCACTTGACGGTGCGGAGTCATACCTCGGTTGTTCGTCCCCGGCGCAAAAGTCTGCCAGTTTTGAGGGGACTGCTCCAACAACCCTTGGCGGCTCCCATCCGTGCTGGGGTTCGCCGGGGCGGGAGGGCCATACATCACAACCGCCTCCAACGTATCCAGACGATGCTTCCCATCCTTCCTTTGCACCGCATTTCCACAACCCTTCCAATCCCGAGCTGCCGATGTCGGCCATGATGAACACCCGCTTCCGCTGGTGCGGTGCGCCGACTTCAGCCGCGCTGAATATTCCCCACGCCGTTGTGTAACCAATGCTTTCCAGTTCTTCAATGACGTTTCGGAGTCCAAGGCTGATGTGTCCTTCGACGTTTTCAAAGAAGCAGACTCTTGGTCGCATAGCCCGAATTCCATCTGCAATCCACGGCCAGAGATGTCGTGGGTCGTCTTTTCCGAGTCGCTTTCCGGCGGAACTGAATGGCTGGCAGGGATACCCTCCAGAGAGGATGTCCACCTTTCCACGAAACTCTGCCCAAGGGAAGGTTTTAAGATCCGACCAGATAGGTGCTGCGTCCAAGAGTCCCGCTTCCATTTTTGCAACCAGGTTCGCAACGGCGAAACCTTCGATCTCACTAGCAGCGATGCAGCGCAGACTTGGCATGATTCGTTTGAGTCCAAGGTCAATGCCTCCGTATCCAGAGCAGAGGCTAACGTGTGTAATTGTTTTGGTAGTATCCATGACATAGTATTATTTAAGGGGTGACCAATCATTATCGATGAACTTATCGCTACGGAGTTCCGCTTCACGGGCATCCTCACGGCTGTAGCACACTTCATAGTACGGGCATTTGCCATACAGTGTGCAGGCTTTCTTCTTCATGGGCAGGTAGTCCTGCTCAAGGTGGAAAAACAATTCCTTGATGAGGTGGATGACGTTGCGCTTCCACTCATCGATCTGACCGGGCTTGAGGTATTCTTTATGGCGGGCAAAGCCTTCCGCCCACCACGCATCCCAGCTACCACGAGGCTTGGCTGGCATCGCCTTGGTGCGAATGGCATTGATGCAGAAACCTGCCACACGCTGGCCGGTGAGCTGCTCGAATGCCCACGCATAGCCTTCGTACTGCGGGCTGACACGTTGGCCGTCGAAGTAATGATCACCCAGCATCGTGGTGGTCTTGTGATCCATCACGAACAGTTGTCCTTCCCACATCACCGGCAGGTCGATGCGCCCAGTGTACACCACCGGAATGTCCTTGTAAGTGAACAGCGGCAGCGCGAATGAATTCTCCGCCATCACCTTGCCATGCTCGTCGGCGATGAGGTTGAACGGTTCAATGTGATAGACCGCATTGTAGCGGGTGATCATCTCGACAGCGAAGTCGAGTGTGCGGTGGTCGCCTTCTGCCGCTGGAGACTTGGCGAAATGTTCGACCAGGATGTTGCGCTGGGCATCCGCCTGCGCTGGTGATACCGGATTGCTTTCGCAGTTCTTGTAGCGGTATTCCAAGGCCGCATGGATTGCCGTGCCGAAAGACAAGGCTGGCTGATCCGTAGCGGGTTTACGCTTAAGCAACCGATCGTATTGCAATGCCCGAGGGCAGGTGATCAATCGTTCGATGAATGAGTTGTCGACGAGCAATGCGCCATCGACGAGTGGTAATGTTGTTTTCATGGGGACGTAGTGTTGTCAGTTTTTGTTTGGTGTCAATGCTTTTTGATAGTGAGTGTTGTTATTGGTTATGAAGTGTTCGCATCGATCCGATGCTAGGTTGCGGTTGAATTCAGCATACGCTTGCCAGTCGTCATCGACCATCGAGGTGAAGCGTAGGCAATGTTCACGCATTGGGCAGTGTGAATCTAGGCATAAAGATAGGCTGTTCATAACCCCTCTTCTTCGTCTTCTTCCTCTGGTCGGCAATCTTGACAAAGCCCGTTGTCGTCCAATGCTTCGTAGTGAAATGTCTCGCCGCAATGCTGGCAATCGGACTGCTCGTCTGCTGCCCCTGGCGGTTTGAAGCGATCAAAGAAGCTCATTTGCTCTCTCCTTTCTTCTCACGCTTTTCGCGGATGCTGCGTACTCGTTGCGCCAGAACAGTCTCGTCGCATTTGTGTAGGGGCTGGGGCGTCAGCCCGATCAACGGCAGCTCGAACCGCTCCGCTTCGTATTTCGCAATTGGCAATGTAGTCTTCGATGTTTTCATATCTGATATTCTGGTTGATGATTGATTGTTTGAGTTTCGCCAGCAGCAGATTGAGGGTGATCTGAATGCTGCCATGACGGGGCAGGTTGCGTTTGAGCCAAAGCAGTTCCTCCCTCGGGATGTCTGCCATCACTCGGCCATGTTTGGTTGAGTCGTACGCGCCTGCTAGAGGCCACGGGTTTTTGAATTCGTTTTTCATAGATAGGTTTCCAGATGTCGGTCAGTCCACGGGAATCGGCGACGGACTTCGCCGTCGCTTTTGAGAACGCCATGCGCTCGGACGGGTCGTACGCAACTCCATGCACAGAGAACACCGGAGGCGTTCGCCGGATATCACCGTACTGATTGCGCCACGCGGGTCTCATGCGCCGAGTTCCTGGAGTCGGGCTTTGAGACGAGCGACCTCGGCCTGATTGTCGAAGAATGCCTCGATCTTGGCGAGCAGGGCGTCCTCGCTGCCAGCATCGAAAAAGTTAGTGTCAACGGCAGCCATGTATTCAATCCCTTCCGTGTGTACCGACGGCAGCCAATAGCGTCGAACGGTGAACGACACATAGTCGTTCGGGAAACGTGCTTTGAGTTTTTCAAGTGAGTTAGTCATATGTTTAGTCTGTTGTTGGTTTGGTGTTGTTCTGGATCTTGTGCGGTTGATAATTCCCCGACAGGGGATGGCTGCCGCTTCCGTAGTCCTGCGTCCGCCCCATGTCCCTGACCATCTCCAGTTGCTGTGGAGTGAAGAAGTAAACTTTCCTTCCCTCGCAAATGCGGATGTCAGGTTGAAGCTGGGGCGGTAGCTTGTCCACGATAGCAGCGATGTTTTTCATTCAGCGTAATAGTAAAAGGTTGCGTACGATGCGTGGTCGAACACGTTGTATCGGATACCACGCTGGTCGAGGAATTTACAGAATGCTTTTGCGTTGTCAATACCTGCGATGATTATTTTTTGAAGTTTCATTTTTTGTTTTGGTTTTGTTTTTGTTGCCGAAAATGTTGTCCCAGTTTTTGTTGAACGTCTTTCGGTCTTTGACTGGGCGTTGGCGTGATCCTTTTCCGTTCATAATGTTTCCTCCATTGCGAGGCAGACATCCAACGCCAAAGCGTACGGAATCTTTGCTGCCGTTGCGCTGTCCATACCTTGTGTCCCAGTGGTCGAGCCGCGAGGCGCACGGTCATGGCACGGCATACCATTCTTGCATGGTGCTTTAAGCACCAGGCTGGGCGGAAATGCACCCCACAAATCAGTCGGTTTCATCCGGCGTTCGCCGTACTGGCAGTAGGTCACATTCCTCCGCTCGAGGTGAGCTAGATGCGGCATCCTCCTCATTTTGCCGACAGGATTCTCGAGGATGAAGTGCCTCGGATTGATAGCTTGGATGACCTCAATTGTCCTGGTCAATAAGCGCAGGCCGAGCAATGCCTTTTCATTCTTGGGCTGATGGTCGTGCGTCCAGTTCCGGCCTATTTGCATCACACTGAAAGCGGTGCATGGCGGCGATGACAGCACGATGTCGGGCTGCCATGGCAGTTGTGACGGGTGGAAGTCGAAGATGTCCCGATGTTCCGCAGGAAATCGGGGATTGAGTTCGACCCGGTAGACATTGTGACCGCGTTCGCGAAATGGAGTCGACCAACCTTCGAGGCCGGAGAACAAATCGAGTACGTTCATTTCACGTCCCCCACGATGCGTTGAAAGTTGCTTTTCCAGTTGCGGTTGCCCACAGCATCGGCAGATGCTGGACACCACCTATCAGCCATAAAGTCTCCGAACCGACCAGGCCGTCCGGCGGTTTCCCACCGCTTGTAGTTGTTCTTTATGCTCACAATGCAAACCCTACGCGGGTCTTTCGTCCGGACGCTCAGCACACCGTAAGGGTGTCTGGTCTTCGCACCACCCTCGATGCGGTAGATGCCGTCCGCGATGCGGTTCAGGTCGGGTTCACTCAAAGCCGCGCAGGCGCAGCCTGCCGCGCACAGGGATATCAATAGATGCTTAATCATATCACACTCGCAGTTGTCGGGTTGATCCTGGCCAGACTGACATCATACTGCTCTGCCAGTTCGAGCAATGCATTGAATTCATCATCACCAGTGATGGTGATGAAATGTTCTCCCGTCTTCCTGCGGTGGTGCAGGTCCTCGAACAGTTGCTTATTCGAGGGTGCAGCTGGTGCTGCCGGTGGCAGTGCGCGATTCTGCAGCAGTACTTTGCCGTCAGGCAGTTCAAGCGGTTTAATCACTCGCAACCATGCTCCCGTTGGAATCACATCACTGGCATAACCGTATTTTTCAAAGCCTAGGCAGGCATCCTTGAAGCGGGCGCAGAATGTCACCGCTTTTAGCGGTGCTGGGTCGATGATGGTGCTTCCTTTCAGCGCAGCAGCGATGTGCTGCTCATATCGGCGGAAGGCGGGTTCGCGTAGGTCGGTTCTAGGTAGTGCGTTCATATGGTGGTAAGGATGGCTTTCGCCTGATTCAGTTTTCCGTTGATCCGAATGGCTTCAGCTTCAGCATTAGCCACCAGTCGCGTTGCCTCACGCTTCGCTTCGTTCGTGATGGTCTCGATGTGCAATCGGGTGTTCTCCCGTTGCATTTTACATTCCGCATACGTTGACACCGGATCAGCATAGGGAAAAATATCACTAGTGATATCCTGCTTAACCGATGCGTAGACGCTGGTCAGCCACTTTTTCATGTAGCTATCGTCCGGCAATGAGGCGGTGAACTTTAGGAGCAGTTCTAACTCTTGTGATTTGGTCATATGTTTTTTGATGTGAGAAGCGTGATTGCTTCAGTCTGCTGCCGCTAGGCAGCCGCAGCAGAGTGAAACCATCAATTCGCCGAAATCACATTCAGCACATCCGAAAGCGGCTCATGTTTGATGACGCACCGTTCGTAAACTTCGCCGATGCGACCAGCATTGGTCGCAGCTGCCGCATCCCATAAGGTGCGGTTGATGTCCACGCTACGTTGGATGCTACGGATCGCCCGAATGCTCTGGCGGGGCGTGACACGGCCACCGGCAATGCAATTCTCTTGAATGCGGTTAAAGGTAGTCCACAGGTCATTGCTGGCATCCTCTTGGCGGCGAATGTTTTCAACCAAGCCGAGGCTGCGCTCGTGATGCACACTGCCAAAGCGAGCCACGCAAGCCACGGCGGCGAACGTGTGCCGCTCGGTTTCATTCAATTGGCGGGATTGCCATTCCTTTACTGTTTCACCGATGCGCGGGAAAGACTGTGTAAGCAGTTCCACGGCAGTGGTGATCTTGTGGCGGATGCTATCGACATTGCCGACATGGCGGACAGTTGCGGCTGCCAATGTTGATCCGACAACCAAGCCATTCGCGCAAGCGAAGCGATACAGCCCGCCCATGAGTTTGAACGAACTTCCGCCATCGTTGCGGTTCACTAGCAGAATTTCCGCTCGGTGTCCATCGATGGGCTGAATGTCAGGATGGGAAAGCAGCAGACTGTGCTTTGTGAATTGCTGCCGCTCGGGTTTAGCTTTGCCTATTTTTTGCGATGTGATTTGCCAGCCGCTCGAAAGCAATGGCGTGATTGCGTCTTGGGTGCAAATCGGCACGAATTTTTCAGTCGTGGTATCGATGCACCGGACGTTATTGATGATGGATGGATGGATGTTTTGCATATGTTTTTTTTTTGTTCTATTGGTTTTGGATCAGTTTTTTGTCGGCTAAATACTTTTTGACCTCGTCCAATGTGGTAGCATTGAACATCACTTTTCTGCATTCTTGCAATTCAATCGCTAGGTCAGCCGCTAGGCTTTCAATTTGATAATGCCGCTGTTGCAGATTGTACAATCTTTCCTCAAGTTCTGTTGAATTGTCGAAAGTCATTTTTGATTCAGTCTTCTTGGTTCACGAGATTAAAGGCGATTTCGCATGGATCGTCTAACACAACGAAACATTCCGCCATACGCACATCGGCGAGGATGCATTCCTCAAGTGAAAATAATCCTTCAATGTCTTTTGCTGAGTCCTCGGGGTGATAAAGTTTTCCCGCCTTGTGCAATGCGGCGATGTAATTTTTTGCCTCTTCGGCTGTCGTTATTGGTTCATGTAGGTTCATATGTTTTTGCTCGTGTTCTCTTGGTTAATTTTCAGCCCAGCGGGCTGTTGATGTGGACAGTTAATCATAGCTTCAAAACTCTGTCAACAAGATTTCATGCAGAATCGCATGGATGCATTAACTTTCCCCCCCCCCCCCCATAGGTAGGAAGGGGGCAGTATGTATATAGAAATTTTTTTTTTTTTTTTTTTCATGCATATTTACACGCATGACTAGTTTTTTATATCTCTCGACATAGGGGGGGGGTATAACTTCGTGCATGCATGCGATTATGCACGATTAAAAAACAATTTTC